GTTAAAATGGCAAGAGAAATAACCCCAAAAACAAATGGAGTTAAAATAGACCGAAAAGTTTATGAGTTTAATTTAAATGAGTCTGTAAAAAAATATATTCTAGGTTAACGTAGTGTCAATAACTTATACCCTAAGCGCAAGCGCTCGCTAAACTCCTGGGTATTCCTGTTCCCCCACACCGGATCACGTTTGTCCTTGTGCCAATTCTGCTCAGAATGCGCCTTTTGATCGTGACATCGCTTACACAAGGGGAATACTGTCTCGCCAATCCTATCGCGCCCATACTGGGCATGGTGAACTTCCTGCGAGCGCCGTTTCAAGCAGCAGCAACAAACCCCACCAGTAGACTTATGAACGCGAGCGCATAACTTCCGGTATTTTTCTATATCTCCGTAGCGAACTGCCCAATTTAAACCCCCAGATGCTCTCTTAGCAGCTTTAGTCCTTCGTCGTTGAGCGTTTGTCCGGTGAGCGCTTCCCACTTTGCCCTTAGTTCTTGCGGTTGAGGCTTTCTTCCGAGTCCTTGCACCCATGCGATTATCTCCTCATACCAATCGGCACTTTGACTGGCGCTGTAACCAGTTAAGTCAATAAACGGAAGCACTACCACTACTGGCACATCTCCCAACTTTCGCACCACACAGGCACGTCCATCTTGTTCGGCTAACACTGCCTGTAACTGCTCTTGTTCAGCCAGCAATTTTTTAGCATCAATGTCCGCAGGAAATTTGGTAGCCGGGTCAGCAAGCGAGCGCCCCAAGAACAGCAAGTCCATCCCAGAAAGCAGGGCAGATGAGTCAATCCCAGTCATTTGTTTTTTGAGAGAGTGTAATCCCAGTGTGATTGAGACCCCGTACTTACGCCCTTCAAACGAATTATCTTCAATAATCTTAACCACTTCAAAGCGCTCATCATCGGTTAGCCGGGACATAAAGCCGACAAACTCATCACAAATGAAGTGGAACGGAAAAGCTTTGCGATCGCGGCTATCAATCCGTTCTCTCAGAAGCTGCCGCGCTCGCCTGAACAATGCCAGAATTTGAGTCGGATGGGTAGCCACGTACTTATCCAACAATTCATCCGCCGCTGTCCCCGGCAACCACTGAGATTCTTCCTCATCATAGTGGATGTCCCCAATTCTTAATTCCCCGTCTGGGTGGAACTGTAGAAACTGCAACGCCTGGAATGACAGGTAAGTAGATTTCCCCGAACCGCGAGCGCCAAAGACCCCTTTGCTGGCACACAAGAAGCGCTCGTCTAACCAAGAATAGTCAATCGTTGGCGCTAATTCTTCTGATAAATCCCCAAAAGATGACTGCTCACTACGGATATCCGCAGTGAGACTTGGAAAAGCAACTTCTGCCTCAAAAGTAGGCGGCTCAACCAAACCCTGCAACCCAAACTGCTGAACCCATCGGGGTTGCTCCCACGGGGGAAGCTGCTGAACAAACGCGGCTAACTTCCGGGTAGCCTCAATCTTGCCCACACTGGAGGAATAGGCGATCGCATGGGTCATCTGCTGCTTAAGTTCCTGCAACTGTCCCGCGTCGATGGATTGATAGATTTTCTCTTTGCGGCGTTGCAGGTGAGTACAAAGGGTAAATGCCCCGGCACTAACCAGCCCATAACCCAAAGACAGGGTTTTCGCGATCCGTGACGCCTGGGGGAGAAGCAGAGGGGAGAATGTTCCCGCGATCGCCCCAGCAGCAAATATCCCCAGCACCGCTCTCTCTACCCGGATTAATTGCTCAATTGAGGCTCTCTCAATATCAAACAACATCCTCCGGCTCCCTTAATTTCAGGATTCCACCAGTCACCGGATCTATCAAGCGAAATAAATGGAAGGTCTGGGCGGTATAAATGCTCAATCCATTGGCGCTACTCCAAGCCCCAATCAGGCTGATACCCATTCCTTCAAAATCACGCCATCCCCTACAGTATCTAAGAGATGGATCGCGCTCGCCTTCTTTTGGCGGAATACACTTAATAATCTCACAATCGTAAATTAATATGTTCATATCCCAATGTAAACTCCACAGATAACGGCAATCAAAAACAAAGCGCCGAGCGCGATCGCAGGCATAAATCCTACCACTGTCTCATGGTAGTAACCTTTAAGTTTTAAGCCTGACCAATTAACCAAACCAGCAACGGCTATCCCTGACGCGATAAACAGTAACAGCAGAAAAACTCCGCCTCTAGTGCCTGGATACGCTGTCCCTAAAAAAGAAAGAAATTGGACTAGCGCAAACGACGTAAACCCTAGCCCAATGTAAAATAAAATGTTCATGATTATCAAAAATTCACAACATCTTGTGCAGCCATAAATTCAGCTTCATAGCCAGAATAATTGGCTTTATTCTCCGCTACTCCTAAGCCATATCGCATTAAAGTCTTACCGTGTTTGGCTTGTAAACGCTGATATTTACCCTCAATCCCCATCATCTGCTTAGAATGCTCTACACGGGTTTCCAGGGTGGCGAGCGCATTCTCAGCCGTCCTCAATGTATGTCGCGATAGTTGCCGCAATAGATAGGTTTGAGCTTCCGACTTACCTGATTCCTCAGACGCTTTAATCACTGCCTGGGGGTTGGTCTTAACCGGAAGCGATGAATATTTGACGATTGCCCCTCGGTCATTTCCAGCAATGCGAGTCGGGTCAGCGCCACTGGCTAATTGATTTGACTGAACTAAAGCCCCAGATACGCCAGGAAACAAACTATTAAGTAATCCCATTATTTACCTCCACTAACCGAACGAACAAATACGAAGCTTAACGAACCGACGCCAAATGCGAGTAAGGAAAGTGCGAGCGCCACCTGAACCATATAATTCCATTTGTATTTCTGTTTAATGATTTCTTGGGTGCGGATTATGGATTGAGCAGTGTCAAGAGCTGCCTGTAATCCTTCAACAGATTCCATTGAATCACTGCCATCGAACTTCAGCTCCCCGGTTGGCAGGAGATGTAATTGGAGTCTCTGCTTGGTGTCTGTTGGTTCCATAAATCATCATTCCCAGAATGCAGAAGAGAAAAAAAGCGTTTAGGTAAGCGAGCGCGAACATAAATTTATTCGGTCGCATCTGGCGGCTCAACAGGGAAAAGGAGACTACCGAGTTCATCACCATATTGGCGAAAGGTTTCAGCATCTGCTTTTTCCTCCATTAGCGCTCCAGCTACCGAATTCATCACTTCAGTGGGGGCGCTGCGAATCTCATCGACAATCGCCTGCGAACGCGATTGAACCCAGTTACCCTTGTGCGCTTGTAATTGACTCTCTAAGCTTTGAACTTCGGATTCACTTTCACCTGCGGCATGAATTACGGCATCTTGAAAGTTAACGGGTTTAACTCGCCCTTTCTTACGTCGGCGGCTAACTTTTCCGTTTTTATTGGCTTTAGCCAGCTTCCCCTTGCTCTCTTCATCCCAAATCAGCTTGGCATCTTCAGCCGTCAGGTCTGAGCCGTAATTATACTTAGCCGCAAGCGTTTCGGCTTGATTGGGGTCTTGTCCGTTTTGCTTAAGTAGTTCTCTAAGTGTTTCCATGATTAATCCTTGAGCTTAAATGTGATGCGCTCGCTGGCTAATTTGAGCCATGCTTGCGCCTGGACCGGCGTGTAGTAGTCGTCTTTGCGGATCGGAATTCCAATCTCTTTCCCCCATCGCCTAATGGTGGATTCGGAGGGAGATGGATCAAGGCGATTAAAAGCATCCAAAATATCGGCTCCTGTCACCAATGCCCCGGAGGTTCCCAGCATTTGAACGAATGAATCAAACCCTTTAACTCGGTTGATATCAGATAAAGTGATTCGCCGTCGCCCGTTAACTTTTCGTAGTTGGGCAAAAGTCTTGACCATTCTAAGATTGCCGACACCGCCCAAGTATTCGTTCTTAATGCGCCGCCATTGGCGCTCGCTGATCTCTTCTCCTACTGTGTTTTCGTAGGCATTTTTTAGCGATTTCTTTTTTGCGTCCATGTTCGTGTCATACGCTATGCATCTTAGAAACTTCGAGGTTTTAGCTATTTCGGTCAATCTATGGCGAGCGCATTGTTAACGGTAGAATCAGACTTTTAAAGTTCCGCCACAGTTTGACCGCCGCAGAAGCCTTGCTGCAACTAGATTTCTTGCGGACATAGCGCCACAGTTTGACCGTCCGCCGCAGTTTGACCGCTTAATCCCATTTAAAAACCCCCTATTAATGGGGGCTAGTACCTATGGCATTAACTTAGGTCAACCTTCTAAGCTCAAGCTAATCTCTGTAACTACCTCGATTAACTCTGGGTGCTTGTCAATTAATCCTGCCAAAATCTGAATACTTCGATTTGGGCTGCGGTGAGCCTTACCTTGAAACCCCCATCGCCTCACCGATAATTCGGAAACGCCAAATAAAATAGATAGCTTTTGGTAAGACCACTGGTACTTGTCCTTTAGCTCTAATGGATTCATGATTTATGTAGCTCCTAAGCATGGTTTAGGGGTCAGTGCCATTCGTGGCACGGGCGAGCGCTTCCAATCTGACTTATTAGCGCTCGCTTTCATGATATGATTGTAAACCATAAGCTGTTTTCATATCATGAAACTCAAACTTACTCGCAAAAGATTTTCTGCTCAACTGCCAGACACAGACATAGAGAGGCTTGTAGACCATTGCATCCTAAATACTGTCCCCATAGCAGAAATGGGCTTTCTGATTATCCGTGGCTGGCTTGAGAAGCATCATGGGGAATTAGTGGCGTACTATGAAAAACTTGCTCAAGAGCAGGATGATTCGATGGGTGCGGTTGAGCATCGCATTTTAGGGGAGTTTAAGCGGCGTGGGACTGCACTGACAGAGGCAACTAGCCAGGTGGGACTAGCTCTCCCCATCTATGACAATCGCCGCCTCATCGGACACGCTCACAAAAATGACGTGTCTAAAGCAGAAATGGCACGACAGATAATAATCCCCTGGTTGGATGCCAACCAAGGAACAGTCGACCGATTTTATGAAAGGGCGATGGAAGTCACTGGAATGGGTGTAGAGGAAGCGCGAGCGCATTTCAGAGAAGCGTATCGACAAGCTAGCCGCTCTAGTTAAGGCGCTCGCGCCATAATATCAGTAGATTACCACTTTTCGCATTGCTAATTTTGTGGATTATTCAACGAACAATGCAATTTAAACAAGGACAGAAAAAGAGATGTTGCTTTATTTTTCTCAACTTAACGCAAAAAACACCACAACTATCACCAACAACAGAAATCCCACCCCAACGCACCCGCAGCCGCGCTTAATATTAGCCTGCTTTTCTGCCTCTATACCGCGCTGTACGGCGCGGGCTAATCGGTCTTCTTCACTTTCAGCCATCGCTTACGTTCACTTATTTGTCAACACTCCACCCAATATCCTAGTTTTGACTCTCCAAAAAATCTCTCACCTGAGATTCGTTTAGCGCTGCCACTCCTGCATAATGATCGTACCATCCCTGACTTGATGGATAGATTTGATAAGCTTCACTTAAGAAATACTGTCGCGTTTGGTCTGCATCCTCGTCAGTTACGGTTGTCAGCGGCATGGATTCGTGATAAAATTTACTGCCTCTGATCTGAAACGCCCCGAAACAGCCGCCAAATATATTTTTCATCGCTATTCTTCCCCCACTTGATTCTTTCTTTTTCTTGTGACATACTCGTTTTTCCCTATTAAATCCTGATATTTTCCCTCTCCAAATAGCGATCGGTGACTATTTTGCGAATCAACTGACTAGAAGATATTCCTTTGCAGTTAGCTTCACTTCTCAGCTTTTCCTCAATTGATAGATAAAGTCTTACAGAAATGCGATTACCCAAAGGTTCCTTGCCTTTTACAGCAAATTTCCCTTTAATTCTGGGCTGTTGTTCTTTCATTTCATTGAACTTAGTATTACCCTCTAACTATATCTAAATCCACGTCCGCACGGCAATTACCATATCTTATGCCACAATTCCTCTCTAATCAGGACTACAAATGCCATGCCTCCCGAAATTACCATGTCCGCACGGTAAGATAAAAATAGAGCGCTCAACATAGAAGCGAGCGCCGAACTAGAAAATTTACTAAATCTATCATGACACAATCAATAGCGAGGGTACAACCCTACCCTCCCCTTGACCCCAATTGGCATCCGATGTTTTTGCCGTGCGGTGTTTATCGCGGTTGGCAGATGGAACTCATCCACATAGAGGATGGCAACTACAAGGCAGAAGTCCGTAAAATGTGGACATTTGAAGTCGTAACCTCCTATCCCAAAACCTTTACAGCGAAAGAGAAAGAAGGCGCAATCGCCTACATGAAAGGACTAATCGACTGGGATGAAGACTTCTAGGACCCTAGGCTAATTTTTTGCATATTCCCCACCACAAACGGTGGGGACACACCACATAATAGAAATCATGAATCAACAACCGCAATCAACAACCTACACAGTCCCGGAAAAGACGAAAGACGGGCGCACGTTCGATAAAATTTACCCAGAGCTAATAGCCCCATTCCCCCCAGAAGCGCATAAAGAGAGGGTAATTGGGCGCAACCGCCAAGGGAGAACGACGTACTGGGTCTATCTGCCTTGGCAAGCGATTCGCGAGCGCCTAATCCAAGTCGTAGGTGTTCAAAACTTCATTTTTGAAACAATCGGATATTGGTTAGATGAATCGGGAAATCCTGTAATTCAGGTACGGCTAAACATATTGGGAGTTGTCAAAGAGGCGCTTGGATTCCATACAGCCCATGAAAAGTTCGGCGGGAATAAAAGCCAAGTAACACTGGCAGACGCCTACAAGAACGCGGCAGAGGAATTTGGCATTGGAGCATACATTGATGATCAACCCTTCACCATTCGATATCTGTGGCAAAATGCTACAAACCAAGAAACCAAGACAATTGCTCAAAAACTAGCTGGGCAGTACGGTTTAAGGCTTAAGCAATTGCGTCAAGAAGCGAGCGCGGTAACAATATCAGACAGCGAAAGTCTAATTGACCAAACCAACTTAGAACTGAATCGCTTGGGCTGGTCTAACTCCCAGGGGCGAGAATTTTTGGAGAAATGTTACGGGAAGCGATCGCGCTCGCAGCTTTCCGTAACTGAATTGACAGATTTTCTTAATCGGTTAAAAGCGACTAACTCAGTTTAACGATCACGACTTGAGTATAAACCTCACCCAATCCTGTACCGACCTCAGCGCCTAAGCTGCGGTCGGTAATTGTATCGTAAATCCGTTGCTCAATCTGGAATTTTTTCGTTGAAGTCTCAGAAAACGCAGCAAACACCCAACTATCTGTCGTTATCGACTGACCACTTACCGCCGCCGCATTTAGAGTCTGAGTCGAACTTCCTTTAAAAAACGAGTTATCGGTCACGTTGAACAACCGCGCCTGGTGCTTATCCACCATAGTCGCTGGAACACGAGCAATTAGAAGGTAGCCACCTGCATTCAAATCAAACGTTGAATCGCCATTTAAAGAGCAAAAACTTTGCCCAGCCTCCTCAATATTGTTCAAGTCACGCTTCAACCAAGATCCGGTACTTCCTGTCCCGGCAAAACTGGCTTTATAATCCTGAAGCACTGCCACAGACACTTTATTAAGCAAAGCGAGCGCACCCGCTCCATTTGTCCCTAGCAACTTATTTGCGACTAAACTTAATCCCGCGAGCGCATCTAAATTACTGTTACTTGCCTGAAAGGTGGATTGAGGAATATTTACAACTGCCGCTGTCCCATCCCGCCCAATCAATACAGAAGCGTCCGCCGCAAGAGCAGCGAGCGCATCTAACACAGAAGAATGCGCCTGGACTTCCTCCCCAATAGTCAATCCATCTATTTCCGTTTGGATTGCGTCAAGTTGAGCTTTTAAAAATGCTGTGCGAGAAGCGAGCGCTAGCAACTGCTCATTTGGTGGCTTAGTCGTGTCACCTCCAAAAGCAGTTTCCCCAGAATCAATCTGCCTAATTCCGGATGGGTAAGTGCCACTTGATTCAGGAAGATCAACCATAACTCCAAGTCCCGTCATATTGGCTAATCCCATCATATTTGAGAATCTTCACCAACGGCACCAACGATAGCACTTGCACGTTGATTTCTGCCCTACTCCCCTCACTGCGGAAATCCGTAGTGAGAATTTTTAACCGGGAATCTGAGTTAATCGCCTCACGTACTGCATCCTCTATTCCAGACAGCTTGTTTTTTCCCAGAAAGCCCGCGAGCGCATACTCTAGCAAATATTCAGCAGCATCTTGAGGTGTCATGGCTGAAGTGTCAGGGTAGGTCTCACTACGGATATCCGCAGTGACAGGTTGCCATCTTACCCGCAATCCACCATTAAACTCAACCCCAGTTACCACGGCGCGAGGTTCATACGTGGCGATCGCGCTCAGCACCATCTTTGTGGCTTGCCACCGATAATCCACTTCATTTAATCCCAGCAAGGAATATAAGGGGGTTTTAGTGGAATCCATCAAAACTGACTCGATACTGGCTTGAATCTCTGCATCACTCATCTTGATTTCTCTGCTATAATCTGCGCTAATCTAATCATCATTTCTGGGTCTTTTTCTATCATCTTCTCTACAATTTGCTGAAAAATCTTAGCGTCAAATACGTTAAAATTCAAGTTCCCTTCAACGACTTGAACACCTACCTGATTATTTTGATTTCCCCCAAATGACAACGTTTGGTCAATCGCTCCGGGCAAATAAAAACCGAACAAACGCTCCTGAATCTTTTTAAAAATTTTAGCTTTGTCGGCAGCGCTTAACTCATCAATACAGATTTTATCCAATAGCTCTTCTATTTTTTCATCTATTTCCTTCAAGCTGCATACCTCTATTTTAACAATTTTCCCGTTGTTTAATTTCCCTGATGTATTGTCCATGATGCTACCCACATAACTTTATTCATGGTGGCAACTTTCTATCATATTTTCAAGCCTTCCGATTTAGCGTATGCAAAATCAGCCGCCAATTCAACAAATAACTTGCGTTTTGCCTCTAGGCTAAGGTTTTCCCTCGTAATACCTAGCACGTCGAATACAGACGACAAGTAGCGCTCGCGGGCTTCCTTGGGCAATGCTTCTATTAAAGCTAACCATGTATCCCAAGATATCTCCTGTGAGCCGTCAAGCCATCGATACAAAGAGTTATAGTGCATCCCGGACATTTTGGCTATTTTGCCCTTTTGAATACCGAAATCATACAGAATGTTGTCAAACTCCTTTCTTAATTTTTCTTTATTGATAACCATGCAATACTCCTTATAATGTATGTATACATCAAATATGATGGATACAAATGAACTACCAAGAACTTGCCATTGAAAACGAAAAGCTAAATTGCGAAGTTTTTCGCCTGCGCTCGCATTGCGAAGCGCAACATATTATAATCCATAATCTTCTCAATTTGGTAAACAAATCTCCGATAAAAGTCCCAGCAAATATTACCCTAGAGGCGCTCGCGATTATTTATGGAAATGAACAGCTTGAACGTTCAACAACACAGGACTAATAATATGCAAATACAACTTGTAGGCGAACTGGATATTCCTCAATCAAAAGAGAATCAGTTCTTGAATCTTAGCCCTTACGACCTCAAAAAACTCAAAAAAGCCAAACTTATTAATCTTGAGTGCTATGTCTGGCTTGCCATGCAAATAACGTATGGGCAAAAAACCAGCATAAAGATTCACCTAGCCTCTTTTTGTGATCAATGGAAATTGGCAGATCATGAAATGAGTTTGGCGCTCGCCAAACTTCAGAAAAAAGGATTATTAGGAAGCGAACCTACTCAATTTATTCAGATTGAGTTATTTGAACCTGAAGATGAATACTAAGCCGCACTTTGACCTTGTTCAGCGGACGCTTTCGCCTTATCCTTTTCGATTCGGCGCGAGCGCATTATGAGGATTCCGGCTGCCACTTCCATCGGGTTCAAGCCAACAAGCAAAGGGCTGTACACAGCCAGCCTCTCTGACAAGGCTATTAGCACTGACATTGATGGTTCGCGATCACCTTTGATCCACATAGACCAAGCGGCATCGGAATACTTTGACAATCTGACGCGATCGCTGTACCGCATCGATAAAAATAAATCAATCCGCTTCCGGGAAAACTCCAGTGTGTCTAAGGTATATTGCATTTTTTCTCCTGCATTACTTTACAATACGTGAAGTATACTCTACGATAGAGTAAAGGACCCAAAGTCCACCCTAGACATGGCGAAGCTTCCCGGTGCAAACGGGAAGCCTCAGTTGATTTATCTGCTAATTACCTCAATCGCCCAATTAGCTAGGCTTCGTGAACTCACGTTTATCAAAACTATGAGCACATCAATACTATGAGTATATCCAAAAATCCACAAAATCGGCAAGAGCGCTTTATCAAGTTCACAGAGAAAAAGGCGCGGGAATGGTTCAAAAAGAAACGCTTAAGCGTTTCTGCTTACCTATTGCTTATCTGGGAGCTGACAACCCCCCCAGATAAAGCTTTCGTCATTCCTAATGTCCGTAAGTTTTGCAAACAATGGAAAATTCCACGCGCCTCATTCTACAGAGCGATAGAAATCTTGAAAAACGAGGGCGAGTTTTACTGGGAAGCCACACACGGCATAGTCCTCAAACCTTTTGGTGAATTGAGACACTTGTCTCAAGATGAAACAGTGTCTCAAGTTGAGACACTTGTCTCAAGTCGAGACAGACAGTCTCAAGTTGAGACAGACAGTCTCAAGTTGAGACAGACAGTCTCAAGTCGAGACACTGACATATATAAGGATCGCGAGCGCGAAGATCTAATCAGATCTAGATCAGATCTAGATCAGATCTCCCCCCTAACCCCCCAAGGGGAATCGGAAGGTGAGTGTGTTCCGGTTTCTGTCGAGGTTCTAAATCCGGAGCCGGAGATAGCCAAGCAAAAAAACACAACGCCACAACCCGGACCACAACCCGGAGCAAGCGAACAGTTAGAGGACTCCGAACAGAAACCAAATTCAGTTTGTCCTGAACAACCAAAAAATCTGGATGAGACAAAAAGTTCCGCCGCGCCGCGTGATAACACAGGTTACGTAGATACGAGCGCACAAGAGCAAGCACGGGGACAACGGTCTCGCGAGCGCCTAGCCAAGAACATCCAGAACAACCAGGAAAAGGTGAATGAACTTGTAGAGAAATTCGAGATGGGAGAAATCACCCAGTTTCCCCGGCGAGAATTACGGCTAGTAGCAGGGGCGGTGATTGGGGAATACGTGGATCTGTATCGGGAATCCGGGGATGTGTGCTGTTCCCGCCCAAATGACATTGATTCTGGTTTCGCGGCGTATGTGGAGAAGCGATTGGGATCTAAGATTCGCGATCGCGCCAACGCCATCTCACGGATTCGCAATTGTGAGGAGACTCCAACCCGATGGCGTGAGTTGGTGGAGATGGTGGAGGGATGGCAGCGATCACGCGATCGCCAAATCAGCCCAATGAGTTCAACAGAGTTTGACCCTGAATTTTTACAAGCTTTATACAACGCATAGGAGACGACACATCATGGCTATTAGCATCAAGGCTTTTGACCAAGGACTAAAGCTTCTTGAAATGAATTATGAGCGCGAATTGCCCGAACCAATCAAGAACATCTGGTTTCAGCATTTAGACCAACATCTCACCGATGAAGAGTTTTTAAGTGCGGTTAAGCACCTCATTCTGAATAATCGATTCATGCCCACTGCCAACGAATTGGTAGAACAGGCACACGGAACCAAGGAGGTACGGGCTACTGAGGAGTGGCAGATGGTGATTAAAGCGGCACAACAATGGCATTCCATGGGAATCAGCGAGCGCGGATCTGAAGCCTTAGCTTATCTCTCTGACCGTGCCAAGACTGCTTTGCAAGCGGTTGGTGGGATTCATGCGATCGCTGTAGCTGATTCCTACCGATTGGGACATTTAGAGCGCTCATTTACGCGGGTTTACTGTCAGAGTCGCAAGACGGATGCCCGGATGCTTCCGCAAGAACAGCATAAATCCACCCAGAAGCCCCAGGAAGGCACGGAAACTTATGCGCCTATGCCAGAACACATCAAGAAGCAAATGGAGGCGTTAAACGCTCGCTGGAGCATGAGCGATTAATTTTTGCAGATATAACACCATAAACGGTAGATTTACATCAGGAATGAAGCGAATGAGTAAGATTCAATGGACAGATGTGACGGATAACCCAATTCACTTAATTAAGCCAGACGGAAAACATGGAGGGCATTGGTGCAAGAAAATTAGCCCTGGCTGTGCTAATTGTTATGCAGAGGCTCAGAATCAAAAACCTTTTTACGGTTGGGCTTCTATGCGTCCTTATACCGGGAATCGCCCTACGCTTTTCTTGCTCAATCTGGACATTCTTAATAGTTGGAGTCGGCAGCGAGCGCCAAAGAAGCACTTTGTCTGTTCGATGACTGATCTATTTGGCGATTGGGTGGCAACAGAATGGCAGTTTGAGATATTTGATGCGATGGTAGCTGCACCTAAACAGACATTCCAAGTTTTGACCAAACGTCCTCAGATTGCACTCAAATCAATTGAAGAATATTGCCAAATAAATGGCTTAGAAAAACTACCTTCAAATATTTGGGTAGGTGTATCTGTAGAGAGCCAACAATATGCAGATGAGCGCATTCCTGTCCTTTTTCAAGTTCCGGCACATATCCGTTTTTTAAGCGTCGAACCCTTGCTAGAGCAAGTGTTTCTGCCTTTGGAGAATATTAGCTGGGTCATTGTTGGCGGCGAGTCAGGGAGCCATGCCCGTCTTTGCCGGGTTGAGTGGATTCAGTCCGTAGTTAATCAATGCCAAAAATCAGGCGTTCCGGTGTTTGTTAAGCAGCTTGGAGCGCGTTCGTCTATTACGCTTCAAGATTCCAAAGGTGGAGATATTTCAGAGTTTCCCAAGTCATTACAAGTCCGTAACTTCCCAAAATTAAAAGTAGAGGTTTAGAGATGGCGCGTAAGAAATTAACAGGAATTCAACAGCGAGCGCAAAAAGCGCAAGATTTGTACGACTGTGCTGAACCAGGAATGCTGGCTGTAAACATTAACGGAAAGGTTGGCATAATTACTGATAAATTTATCAGTCCAGGAGGAATGCCTCATATTTGGATGCAGTATCCAGGGTCATTAGCGATGTCCGAACCCATGGATTTAATTGCCACAATTGAGAAAAAGCCAATTGCAGTCATCTTGTTCTCAGGTGGCGGTGGTGTGGAAGCTGGAATGATAGAAGCGGGAATCGAACCCATTTTAGCGGTGGAGTATGACCCAGACAAACCGGAATTATCGGAAGCGCTCGCGGCTTCCCATGAGGCAAACTTCCCCCGGTGTAAGGTGATTCGTTGTACTGTGCAAGAGTGCGCGGCTAAAAACTTTAAAGGATTTCCCCAAGAGCCAGATATTTTATGGGCATCCCCGGTGTGTGCCAATTTCAGCGCTGCCAAGAATGGCAAGGAACAGTCAGGGGACATTGAAGCGGCAAAAGCTGTCATTGCAGCGATTAAAAAGCTCAAGCCCAAACACTTTTTCTTGGAGAATGTACCATCTTACGGGCGCTCGCAATCTTGGCAGCAAATAGAGTCGATTCTGCCAGTTATCGGATATCGAATTGGATCGGCTGTGATTGATATGTCCGATTACGGCGTTCCCCAGGCGCGGCGGCGGTTTATCGCCTGGGCTTCACGAGATAAAGAACCGTTCCCTCTTCCTGAGTCGCAGGAGAAAAAGACTTCATGGTATGAAGCGCTCGCCGATCTAATCCCCGATCTACCAGAATCCCAATTGCTTAAAGGGCAGCAGCAATCCGTGGACGAGTTTCTTGAATCTTCTAATCAGCCTACCCCTCTGCTGATAGACCGATCGGGTGGGCGTGCTCGTTACCGAGCGGTTCCGAGTTCCAGGTCAGCCAATACCATCTTGCGATCGCACTTCACTGATGGAAAAGGCGGCAATCGCACCAAGTTTGCTGATATCTGGTTGCCTGATGGTACAGTCAAATCGGTGTCGATTGAGTGTATGGCACGGTTGCAGAGCTTCCCGAAGTGGTATCAGTTTCCAGACCAGGTAGCGATCGCTGGCTCAATCATTGGGTATTCTGTGCCGCCTAAGTTTGTGGAGCAACTGGTCACTGCGGTCACTGCGGTCACTACGGATATCCGCAGTGAGCATGAAATTGTGCTTGACGAAATAGCTGAAGTTGCCAAAGAAATGGAATGCCCTAATGCCATGCCTACTCTGGAATACGGCGGTAATGGAAATGGTAATCATGCGCTCGCGGTGCAGACTTCCAGTAAATCCGATGAGCAGTACACGCCAGATGTGGTGATTGAAGCGGCGCTCGCGACCTTAGAAGTAATTGATTTAGACCCCTGCTCAAGCTCCAAGACTGAACCAAATATCCCAGCCGCCAACCATTACACGAAAGAGGATGATGGGTTGGAGCAAACATGGGCGATAGGGGACGGGCGAATTTATTTAAATCCCCCTTATTCAGACACCGCCGCTTGGGTTGACAAGCTTATTGAAGAGTACGCGCTCGGTGCTGTAAAAGAGGCGGTGGTACTGGTTAAATCTGCTACCGATACCCAGTGGTATCAAAAGCTTGACAAGTTTCCCAAATGCTTGTGGAATGGGCGGTTAAAGTTCAAAAATCCTAGTAATAACGGTTCGCCAGCACCATTCGCCAGTACCGTTTTTTACTTGGGCGATCGCCCAGAACGGTTCCGGAATGCGTTTAGTCCACACGGGCGCGTTCACGGTTTACCCGATTTGCCAGCGCCAAACTATCCCAATTTGGGAAAAGTTTTAAATGGTGCTGCTGTTCCGTGTCCTATAGAAGTGCTTTCTCTTCTTTCTTCCAATGATTTTATTAAGCACAAAGATGAAGCTTTTTGTTATAAATTCCTTAAGCTTGATCAGGCTAATTCTGTTGCTATTGGACATTGGGAAGGCAGTCAATTCAATGTCCCTTATGAAAGTCTTTCTGTCTGTCATCTGTATGACAGCACGGGGTCGTTGCCTCAAACAGTAGCCTATTCCACTGCTTTAAAGGCATTGAAAGGGAGTGGAACGGATGAGGTTGTTGACGAGGCGGTGACAAACAACTCTGAGCTAGATGGTGACAATCTAGCCGCGAGCGCCAATCAGGTACAAACTGTCGAAACTTCTTGGGGGGTTTTTCAATGGAATGATGAAGTCCTTTTGTGGGCTTCAAAAGATCACAAAAAACGCATTGACTGGGAGGGTTTGGAATGCTTGATTCTGGAGGAAAATGGCTCTCAAAAATTGGTCATTCCTTACGGTTCTCTTCCGATTAATAAAGATGGGTCAAAGCCACCCGTTGAAAATGCAAGGTTTCGTAAGCCATGGTGGATAGGTGGAGAGGAACTTTATGCTGCTCTTTCCCTTGCTGAGATTCGTCGTGACGGTGGAACCCAACCCCGTGAGAAGCTGGATTTAGCTCATGTTGCTACTCTCAAAGAGGCTTTAGAGGACGGTGCGGAACTGAATCCGGTGGCAGTGTTCTACGACGGCGAGAGTTATTGGTTGGCTGATGGTTTCCATCGCTGTAAAGCTAGTCAGGATGCAGGTTTGGATGATATTCAGTGCATCATTTACCAAGGAACACGCCGCGATGCAGTGCTTTATTCTGTGGGTGCTAATGCCGAACACAAAGCCGCAAAACCTCGCAGTCGCAATGATAAGCGCCGTGCTGTAACTATGCTGCTTAACGATCCGGAATGGTCAAAGTGGAGTAATTACGAGGTTGCTCGACAGTGTAAGGTCAGTGAGAAAACGGTGCGGAATATTCGCGCTCGCCTCACTACGGATTTCCGTAGTGAAAGCCGCACTTATACCACTAAACATGGGACTACCGCGACCATGCAAACCGGAAATATTGGTAAAGCTGAAGGGGCGAGCATATCAGGCAGTAACGGTAACGGCAACGGAAAAATTAACCGCCCCGCTAATCGTTGGTATGGTGGTAAATGGCGGATCGGGAAATGGATTGCTTCTCACTTTCCAGAACACAAGATCTACGTCGAACCGTTCGGAGGGATGTGGTCTGTGGGACTGCAAAAACCCCAGTCTGAGATTGAGATCTACAATGATATTCACCCACTAGCGACTAACTTTTGGACTCGTTTGAAAGAGGATTCAGAGCGATTAATTCAGTGTATAGACGCGATCCAATGGAATGAGGAGACGGTTAAGTGGGCGAAAGAAGTAACTACAGACCCGTTTGAATCCGCTGTTAAGTTCTACATTCAATGTCGTATTGCTTATGCTGGTGGTGGCACCGGTTGGGGTTCTGGGTATAGCCCCAAATCTTTTGATAAGAAGGAAAACAGCGATCACTCGCATCTAATCGCGATCGCCAACCGCATTAAAAATCTGCAAATTTACGGGGAGGACGCACTTGATATTATCCGGAAGTTCGATAGCCCTGATACTCTCTTTTATTGTGATCCGCCTTACGTGAAAGAAACTCGAAATTCTCACACACCCTATGAGTATGAATTTGATCGCCACGAGGAGTTGATTACCTTATTAAGCTCAATTCAGGGAAAAGCGATTCTCAGTGGGTATCCTTCATTCAAGTATGCATCACTGTTATCTGGGTGGGACCGAAAAGATACTCAGGGTATGACCACAAGTAGCAAGGATGCCATGGAATGTATTTGGATCAAACCTACCGAACCTGCCATTAATCCAGATGACTACGCGATAACACCATTTAGTAACGGCAATGGTAACGGAAAACCCCTTGCTAATTCCACAGACAAAATGGATTCAGGGGGGCAAGTCGAAGTCAAGGATGCTACCGCTAAACCTGCCATTAATCCAGATGACTACGCGATCGCCTTCCTCTCTAATCTCGATTCAATCAAGACCGACTTACTGAAAGAAGCTCGTGAGCGGATTGACGCTATTTTGCAAGAACGTCTTGTGCAAAGATAACACCATTTATGGTTAGTACATCTGAACTGTGGGGTAGGCTTCCATGCCTACCCAATTATCTATAATAATAAAATGAACAAACGCACCGATTATCACAGAGAATACTATCAACAGAAACGTCGTGCTAAGGAGGGCAGAACACCTCAAATTACAGCTCAAGAGCGGCGGCGCACCAAATTCTTGCAAGAATTTCCAGGCTACTTTGACTTGTTGCAACAGATGGACGAGCGCGATCGCACGATCATTTTGGGATATTACGTGGAAGGTCGCAGCTTGGGATATCTGGGGGGGTTGTTTGGAGTGAGTCGGCAGCGAGCGCAAGAACTGCGGGATAAGGCTTTGCGGCGATTGCGAGAAATTTTTACTCAAAATACTTGACAGTTTTCAACAGGCGGACTACTATGAAAATATGAACGCTACAGAGGACGCCACAGATGCAATATTTCGACAAGTACCAAAACAAAGATTACACAGTAGACGAGTTAACTGCCATGCTCAATGGGCAAATAAAGCCTTACCCTCAGGGATGGTACGATTCTGAAGAAGACACACTAGAGTACCTGAATTCAAATATTGAGGAAGAGTTTGAAGACGCGATCGCATACCTAAACTCCCCAGATGGAGAAGATGACGAGATTGACTGGTCTCAATTTTCTATGTCGGTTAATAAATGGGAAAATTTGGTTAGAACGATTTGATGAAAGTCTTGTGTAGACTAGGTTTTACTGCCTTGGCTACACAAGACTAAAAAAAATTCCAAAAAACACTTGACATCTTTCAACAAGTGCGTTACTATAAAAATGTGGACAGGAAAACCGCCGCCGGGACAAGAAGCCGGAAAGGGAAAACCCTAAGAGAGCTACGGCTCGACCCCTGGGAGCGGTGAAGCAAGCTGGTGTAGCCGTGAGAATAACAGGCAAGCATCTCCTTTACTTGGGCGTTCGCGCCATTGTCGTTAAGGAGATTACGGTTATGTACGAGTTAGAAATTTTTGATGCTGGGTTAAGCGCTTGCACAATGGACGTTGAGTCCTGCCCCGCTGTGGGTGATGTGATTGTCGATGAGTATGGAATTGAGATGAAGATTATTGCCATCATTACCATTGACAAAGAGTGCCAGATGGCACAGGTCGAGATTGAGTATTTGTAATTAATGGGTTAGCCCCTCCCTTAAGGGGCTGAAAGCTCCACAAATCAACGCTACAGAGGACATAAAAAATGGAATTCGCTACAGTATACGCAAACGTATACGCAAACCAGATCACAGCATTTGATGCCAAGATTTCCGCATCGGAACAGCACATTCAAGAATTAGAGGAACAGTTAAAGCGCGAGCGCGAACAGTTAGAGCAGCTTCAAAATCACCGCCAGTTAATCCTTTCTGCTCAGTCTGCTGCTCAGTCTGCATTAGAGCAAGCTGCCAAAGCCTTTAAGATGGCGGACACGGTTGACCCGTCTGGACAGATGGCAAATGACTTGCTGGATGCGATCGCATTAGAACGGGAAAATATTGCGCCTACTCCACAGTTGCCCCAATCTGGCGATGATGACACCGAAACTCAGCCAAAACCAGAGCCGAGTGACAATGGCAACGATCCTATTATCGATGTGGATGTTGAGGTAGAGGAATCGATTAGCGCTCGCGTAGAGCAGGTTAAAACCGCCAATGGCAACGGACACGTCAGCGTTGAGGACTTGAACGAATTAACAATCCAGAAGATTAAGCGGTTAGCTAGCTTTAAAAAGGTGTCCGCAAAGGGTAAGCGATGGGAGATTGCTAACCGCTTAGACGGACTCGTAACTAAGGAGGATTTAGCTACACTGAATTAAGAATTAAGAGAAAATCACCCAGCTTTAAGGCTGGGTGCGAATGGTTACTGAGCCGCAATTCTTCGTAGATTTGCGGCTTTTGCTCTTAATTGATTGGCTTTCCCTGAATTACCCTTTTCTTCAGCTTCATCAGCTTCAGCTTCAAGCGCTTCAGCAGCGGAAATCAAATCTTCTCTATCGCCCATAGATAATCTAAGTTTTTTGGTAGATGACACCTTACAGTAGTCCGTTGGCTCCAGTGGAAGCTTTAATCCGCCAAACAAGCGGCGAATGCTCCTGATATTTAAGGGTTTTTCTCCCTGGAGCGCTTTAGAAACCGTTGCTCTATCCAGACAAGCCTCTAGAGCAATTTGTTCCTGCGAGAGATTATTCTCTTGAGCGATAAGATTCTCCAGTTTTTCTAGACCTTTTGAAGATAAAACATAGCCACGCATTCCCTTAATTCCCTTGGAATAATCAACAAAATCATCAATTGCCAAAAATCAACATAATCTACTGACATTATGGCGCGATTCATTCATTCTGGAGGGATAGTCAATCATCAAAACAAAATGACAGAAATTGTTAACCCTGTAATCGGGACTAGCACACAAGAGGCGCTCGCAGTAGCACAGACCGTGTTTGCGGATACTCGAATTAATTGGAGTGTTGTGAACAGTAACGCGGCTGAAGTCACCATGGACTTAGTGGGCATTTCTGTTAGTTCGGGTAGAACATTAAGGACAAATGACCGTTAACGAAGTTTTAGCAGGCACACTACGCCTAATCCGCCGCGCCTTTGATTTCGATCCGTCTGCCGCGATTCAATCCGAACTTAAAGCGCAACTGGCTGACTTTAAAGCACAGCTAGAAGTTGATCCAGAGGTTGTTAAGCTGCTCAATGAAATTGAGGAGTTAGCCGTCAAATCCCCAGTTCTCACTGATGATGGGGTGGAGATGAAAGATAAATCTCTCACCGATTTAGGAGAAGAGATTGCCAGGGGGATTAAAGATGAATCAGAGAGCGCATCGCAGGTTCCATAATCCATTTAGTTTAATGCGCTTAGATATTGATGAGATTGAAGCACCGCTAGTTATAATCGCCCTTGGGGTAATTCTAGCGCTCGCCACTCCTATTGTTGGGCAGTTTGATTGTGATGCCTTTGACACCGCTAGTACCCTGCTTGATATCAGTCAAGCTCTAATTACTGGCGGACTGGGTGGGGCGGTGTTTAAGCCTTTGCGCTCGCGGTAGTAATAGTTTGTTTTGACGACGTTGTAATGCTCCTAGCCCGGACAAACCGGGCTTTCTTCTATGGATTATTTCACTGAACTTTTCATTCAAACCCACTCAATTTGGCAGCAACTGGCTATGTTATACGGGCATGGCATAAGTCCAGAAGAAGCATACACGGCTTATCTGGAAAACTGGGCGTTGGACGAGCATCACTTTAGCCCAGAAGTGAGGGCGGCAGCAAAAATCAATAAATCCATTGCTGATCGCTTTCTGGCTTTGCCCCATATTGATAAGGTTACAGTTACCAGGGCGTTGGGAGGATAGGATGGTTTTGTGGATTGTAGGGGGATTGGTCGCGATCGCGTTCCTGATTGTAATCTATCCCCAAATTCTGTTTGTGCTACTGATTCCTTATTTAGTCGCCAGTTTTTTTGTAAAAGGCTTGCCCCCATTGTAATGATTGCGCCTTCATCGGTTAAGATGAAGGCGTATTTGATTGAGATTTATGGCGAAGTCCAAATATTCACAGGAAATACAAGAAATAATCTGTGAAGCGATCGCGACCGAGGGAGGCGATGAGGTAGGGTGGAGAGCCGGGGGAATATCTAAAGCCACTTTCTATAAATGGATTGAAGCCCATCCCGACTTTAAAGACGCAGTTGGGAAGGCGCGATCGCAGTTTCAAAAGCGCTGCCCAGCTTATCAAAAGGGTTTGGCGCTAGACCGCTTAACTGAAGCGCTAGAACATGGGCAACCGATCCATTGGACTACTAAAAAGTCAAAGCGGCTGGAACATTGGGTACCGGGAAAAGATGGTCAGCCTGATAAACTAAAATGGTATCAGGTGGAAACAACAGAAGAGGAACACACGGAACACCGCCCAGCGCCCAAGTGGGCAATAGAAAGGGTGATACCCAGACCAATAGAGGACGATGTAAATGCCGCGATCGCATTTTTAGAAAGGCACGGATTTAAGGTAATTGTGGATGGTGAGATCCCAACGATTAACCCCCAAAATGGCAGCGAAAGTCAGGGCAAACTCACGGGCGCTCGCGACTCCAACGGGCAGTCTTCCTGAACCTCAACCTAAGCAGAAAGAGTTTTTAAAAACAGAAGCAGATATTGCGATTTACGGCGGCGCGGCTGGAAGTGGGAAATCTCTGGCTTTACTTCTCGACTTTGCCAAGCCCAGGCTTTTAGAGAATCCTAACTATGGCGGTGTAATTTTTCGCCGCACCTATCCAGAAATTAAAAACGAGGGTGGCTTGTGGGATGAGTCTGGATTATGGTATCCGGGGATTGGGGCGAGCGCGAACGAGAATCGACTGACCTGGAATTTTCCGTCTGGCGCATCAATCCGTTTTTCCCATCTCCAGCATGAGAAGGATATATACAGGTGGCAAGGAGCACAACTGGAGCGCTGTGGTTTCGATGAAATTACCCATTTTTCCAAAAAGATGGTATTTTACCTGTTGACACGGATGCGCTCGCCCCACGGGGTCAAGCCCCAGCTAAGGGGAACGTGCAACCCAGATGCCGAAAGCTGGCTGGCTGAGGTAATCGATTGGTGGATTAACCCCCAGGGCTACCCTTATCCAGAGCGCTCTGGGAAGCTGCGGTGGTTTATCGTCAGAAACGATGAATTAATATGGGCAGATTCAGCAGAAGAATTGCGATCGCGTTTCCCAAGCTCTAACCCTAAATCCTTTACCTTCATCAGCGCCAAACTGACAGACAACCCAGCGCTATTAGAGAAAGACCCAAATTACCTAGCCAATTTGGAAGCCCAAGATGTAGTGGAGCGAGCGCGGCTTTTAGATGGTAACTGGCGAGTTAAAAAATCAGAATCCCGGCTATTCAAAGCTGCGGCTATTGATGCGAGCGCTCATGGGGCATGGGTTGAGCCTGTATTTGGGCGCTCATACTTAGTCGGAATTGATCCTAATTTTGGCGGGAATGATGCTTTTTGCTGTCAGGTGTGGGACATCTCGAATACTCCCTATCAATTGGTATCTGAATATTCAGCGACTAACGAATCAATCACTGCATCAATTACTGCTTGCAGTAAGTTGATAGAACAGTACAAGCCAGCATTAGTATCAGTAGAAGTCAATGGCGGCGGGCGCACGGTGCAAGAGCGCTTAATCGAGTTTCACCCAGGGATACGGGTGGAAGGAGTGAACACCACTAAAGCCAGCAAGGTAATTA